GGCGCTTCGGGAAGAGATTCGGGTCGAACTCGCTCGTCAGGACCTGATCGACTTCACGGAGTACACGTACCCGAAGTACGAGGCGGGGTGGTTCGCTCGCGAGCTTGCGGCCGAGCTTGAGCAGTTCCTCGCGGACTGCGTTGCCGGCAAGTCGCCTCGTCTCATGATCTACGCCCCACCCCGACACGGCAAGAGCGAGCTCGTGTCGCGTCGCTTCCCGGCATGGGCCCTGGGCAAGCACCCCGACCTTCAGATCATCGGCTGCTCGTACAGCGACGCGCTTGCCGGACGCATGAACCGAGACATACAGCGGATCATGGACGAGGAGAACTACGCGCGGGTGTTCCCCGGCGCGCAGATCCCGTCTCGTCGCGTGCGGACGGATGCTCGGGGCAAGCTGCGCAACAGCGAGATCTTCGAGATGGTGACCGGCGATGGCTCGTACCGGAGTGCGGGTGTCGGCGTTGGCATCACCGGCATGGGCGCTTCGATCCTCGTGATCGACGACCCGGTGAAGGACGCGAAGGAGGCGAACAGCGCGACGACGCGCGAGTCGATCTGGGAGTGGTACACGTCGACCGCCTACACGCGCCTCGAGCCCGGAGGCGGCGTCCTGCTCGTGATGACGCGCTGGCATGAGGATGACCTCGCGGGTCGCTTGCTCAAGGCGATGAGGGCCGGGGAAGGCGACTCGTGGCGCGTCATCTCGTTTCCGGCGATCGCAGAGGAGGAAGAGGCACATCGCAAGGAAGGCCAGGCTCTCGACCCCGGTCGATACCCGCTCACGCGCCTCAATGCGATTCGGAAGACGGTCGGATCCTACGTCTGGGCCGCGCTCTTCCAGCAGAACCCCAGCGTCAAGGGCGGCGATGTATTCAAGGGCGAGTGGTGGAATTGGTACGAGGTCCTTCCGCGGCTCCTGTACCGCAAGATCTACGTCGACACGGCCCAGAAGAAGGGCGAGGCGAACGACTACTCGGTGTTTCAGTGCTGGGGCAAGGGCGTCGACGGCGCGATCTACCTGCTCGATCAGATCCGCGGCAAGTGGAGCGAGCCCGAGCTCGTGAAGCAGGCTGAGAGCTTCTGGGCGAAGTGGAAGGTGCCCGACAAGCGGCACGTGGTGACGCGATCGATGGCCGTCGAGGACAAGGTCTCGGGCACGGGACTCATCCAGACGCTGCGCTCGAAGAAGAAGATCCCTGTGACGGCGATTCCCCGGCACATCGACAAGCTCACGCGCGCAGGCGACGGGGCGCCGTCGATCGAGGCGGGCTACGTGTACCTGCCTGATCCCGAGCATCATGACGTGCCGTGGCTCTCGGACTACCTGATGGAGTTCGAGGCGTTCACGCGCGACCTGACGCACGCCCACGACGACCAGGTCGACCCGACGCTCGACGCGATCCGGGACATGCTGGGTCGGAAGAGGAACCTGTACGACGGCGCGGTAAGCTGATTTCCCGAACCCGTGAAGGACGTTCGTAGCTTCACGGGATGGCCGCCCCTCTGAAGATCGACGCGTCGGACCCTCGGGTCAGGCAACTGGCGCTCGACACGCTCGAGAACCTCGTCGCGGGCCTCGGCACCAGCGCAGACAAGCGCGTGCATGGCCAGTTCATTTTCAACCAGCCGGTTTCGCCTGCAGAAGCCGAGGCGATGTACCGAAACGACTGGCTGTCGGCCGCGGTCATCGACACGATTCCCGACGACATGGTGCGTGAGTGGCGGACGCTGAAGGGCCTGGAGTCAGGTCAGATCGAGGAGTACCAGGCGGCCGAGCAGCACTACGGCGCCAAGGAGAAGCTTCTCGAGGCGATGAAGTGGGCTCGCCTCTATGGTGGCGCAGGTGTCGTGCTGGGTCTCGATGGAACAGGCGAGTTCCACGAGCCGCTCGACGTGAACCGGGTGCGCCGTGGTGCACTCAAGTGGTTGCAGGTCGTCGATCGTCACTTCCTCATCCCCGAGCAAGTGAACTACCTGCAGCCGATGAGCCCGCAGTTCGGCAAGCCGGAGTTCTACCGTGTGCACTCAGGTCCCGACCTTGTGCACCGAAGTCGCATCCTACTCTTCCACGGCGTCAAGATGCCCTATCGACTCATGGCGACCACTCAGTTCTGGGGTGGGTCGATCCTCGACCGGGTGCGCGATGCGATCATGAACTCCGTCACCGTGATGGATGGCATTGCGAGTCTTGTGCTCGAGGCGAAGGTCGACGTGTTCAAAATGCCCGACCTGTTTGGCCAGCTCATGAGCGAAGAGGGCACCAAGCAGATCATGAACCGGCTGGCGCTTGCGCAGAGGGCGAAGAGCTTGGTGAACGCCGTCGTCATGGATATGGAAGAGGACTACGATCAGAAGACGGACGCGCTGGCGCAGGGACTGGCGCCGCTTGTCGAGCAGTATCTCTCGATCGTGGCAGCCGCTTCCGACATCCCCGTGACGCGCTTGCTCGGCACGTCCGCGAAAGGGCTGAACGCCACGGGCGAAGGCGACATCCGCAACTACTACGACGCTGTTGCCGCGAACCAGGAAGACCGGCTCGGTCCGCGTCTTCAGCAGCTCGACGAGGTGATGCTGCGATCCGTCTTCGGGACTCGGCCTGCGGACTTCGAGAGTGAGTGGAATCCGCTTTGGCAGATGGATGACGCGCAGCAGGCACAGGTTGATTCCACCCGCTCCCAGATGGCTCAGGTGTACCTCAGCGAAGGGATCATCGAGCCGTGGCACGTGGCGGCAGACTTGCATGAGCGGGGCACGTTCTCTTCGCTGGAGAGCGAGCACGTGGAGATGCTGAAGGCCGAAGCCTTGACGGAGCCGAGGAACGAAACGAAGCCGGACGAAGATCCTCCTCTCCGTGGAGCTGACCCGATCGGGGAAGATGACCCTGACGCGTCCAAGGTGTAGCGGGTGCCCGTCGATCTCCGGGCCATTCTTGCAGAGCAGCGAAGAGGTCGACGCAGGAGTCGGGGCCGCCGGCGTGCTCGAACGATGCCCCCTGTCACCGGCAGGCGCACGGATGAGATCTGGCTCCGTCGGGAACTGAGCCGTCTTGTGCGCGAGTCGCAGGCTCTCTCCGAAGGCGTCTTGACGGAAGTCCTCGAGCAGGTCGATGCGACGACCACGGATGCTGTCGTGATAGATCGCGATCCAGTGAAATCCGCACCCAAGATTGGCCGCCCTCGTCGTGTGCGAGTCGATTCTTCGCAGCGCCGCGCCCTGGCCCTCGTGCTCCAGGAGATGCGGCGTCGAATCACTCAGCTCGATCGTGAAGCGGAGCGGATCGCGCAGGAGTTCGTCGACCGAGTCGAGGCGAGTCACCGGAAGCGGTACTTCAAGAGGCTCAGGTCGGCTGTCGGTGTGGATCTCGAGCAGATCGTGTCGGGTGAGGGCCTCGGTTCGGCCGTCGCGCAGAGCGTCGAGACGAACGTGGCTCTGATCAAGTCGATCCCGCAGCAGCAGCTGGGACGTGTTCAGGCTCTTGTCGAGGGCGCTGTCCTCCGGGGCGAGGCTCCCGATGGTGGGATGGCAGCGGAGCTTCGGAGGATCGGGGGCATCACTCTACGGCGGGCGCGATTCATCGCGCGGGACCAGACGGCCAAGCTGAACGGGGCGCTCAACCAGGCGCGAAACCTCGCTGTGGGGATCGTCGAGTACGAGTGGCGCGACAGCGGCGATGGCCGAGTACGTCCGAACCACGCTGAGAAGCACGGGAAGATCTATCGCTGGGACAGCCCGCCGCCTGACACCGGCCACCCGGGCGAGGACTACGGCTGCCGGTGTGTGGCTCGCTCGGTGATCCCCGACTGAGGGGCAATTTCCCGAACCCATCCGCTCGCTGGGTACGGTCCGCGGCGATGCTGATCACAGACCGCATCGACGTCACGCAGCGCAAGACGACGCCCGAGGGCTTTCTCGAGGTGTCGGCCGTCTTCGCGCGGACGGGCATCCAGCAGTACACGGCTGCTCAGGTCGGTGCGACCGATCGAGATCCGCACGAGATCGTGAACGTGTATCGCCCTGCGGACGAGGTGTTCAGTCAGGAGAGCCTCGACAGCTTCCGGCGCAAGCCGGTCACGAACGACCACCCGGGCGGAGCTGGCCGCGTGACAGCGGACAACGCGAAGCACCTTCAGGTCGGGATGTCCGGAGATCACGTCGCGCGCGACGGAGAACTGATGCGGGGATCGCTCACGATCACCGACGGCACGACGATCCGAGAAGTCGAGGGCGGCAAGCGGCAAGTCTCGCTCGGGTACGACTGTGCCTTCTTGCCGGAGGCGGGTACGCATGACGGCGTGCCCTTCGAATTCACTCAGCGGAAGATTCGCGGCAACCACGTGGCGATCGTCGATCGCGGTCGCTGCGGACCCACGTGCTCGGTTCTCGATGGGGCCGACTGCGACGGGGAATGCAATCACGACGGGGGAGATCCCATGAAGACGTCCAACATCACGATCGGCGATTCGGAGATCGAGGTTCCGGAGGCCGTGGCCAAGCACATCGCCCAGCTGACCGCCGACATGGAGGAGGCCAAGGAGAAGGCCAAGGACATGGAGAGCGAGAAGGAGAAGGCGGAGGACGAAGCCGAAGAGGCGAAGAAGAAGGCCAGCGAGGCCGAGGCCGCCAAGGACGCCGCGCTCGACAAGGCGGTGAGCAAGGACGACCTGCAGAAGCTGATCGCCGACCAGGCCGTGCTGATCCACGACGCCAAGCGGCTCTACCCGGGCATCGAGCCCGCCGGCAAGACGGCAGCCGAGATCCGGCGCGAGGTCGTGGCCCAGGTGCTCGGCGCGGATGTCGTGAAGGACAAGGACGACACCTACATCGAGGTTCGGTTCGACGTCCTGACCGAAGGCGGAAACGAGGCCGGTTCATTCGCTCGCCGCAACCTCAGCGCTCGAGATTCAAAACAGGACGAGCGAACCGACAGCCAGAAGGCGCACGACGCGGCGGTGGATGCCCTCGAGAACCGCTGGGATCGCAGCCGCAAGGACAAGCCCGCCGCCTGATCCGCGCGGGAAGCTGATCACCGGGTGTCGCTTCGGCGTGCACCTGAGCAGGGAGACGATTCATGGCACCGGTTCAGAACAGCTACGAGATCACGCACGAGGCCGCACTCCCCGGCATGGCCGGGAACATGGGTCCGCAGAGCGTCGTCAGTCGGGTCTCGTCTGGCGCGATTCCCTTCGGTCGCGCAGTGGTTCGGATGGCGGATCAGACCGCGCAGCTCGCGAATGCCACTTCGCAGGCCTACCTCGGGGTCTCAAAGCGAGACGTGTCTCGCAACCTCCCGGTCGGTGCTTCCGCGCAGTACGAGAGCGCCGAAGAGGTCGCGATCATGGAGGACGGCTACGCGTGGGTCGAGGTCGAGGAGGCCGTCTCGCGTGGTGACGCGGTCTATTTCCGCCACGACGGGGCCGGCGTGCTCGGAGCCTTCCGGAACGATGGCGGAGGCGGCAACGCGACGCTCGTGGCCGGGGCCACGTTCGAGACGGACGCCACGGCCGGGCAGGCCGCGCTGATCCGCATGCCCTACGGCACCTGATCACGGGGCAGAGGCCGCAATCTTCGCCTGGTGATGGGCCGGGCATGGGGGAGAAGCCAGTGAAGCGCATGACGCACGACGCGTTCGCAATGGACGATGGGCTCGCGTTCCTTCAGGGAGAGCTCGAGTGGATCAACCCGGAGGTCTACGAGGTCAAGTACCGGAACCTGCGGTACGCCGATCTCGTTCCGGTGTCGAGTGCTGCTGGCCCGCTGGCCGAGGCAATCACCTACGAGACCCTCGATCGTCGGACGAAGGCACGCTTCGTGAACCCGCAGGCGAAGACCGACGTGCCGCTGGCCGACGTGACCCGGAGCCGCGAGACGACCCCGGTCGAGCACGCGGCCCTCGGCTACGAGTACACGCTGCAGGAGCTGCGGCAGGCAGCCCAGCTTCGCAAGCCGCTCGACGTCGAGCGTGCGCGCGCCGTTCAGCGTGGCGTCGACGAGCTGGCGCAGGAGGTGTGCTTCGTCGGATCGGCGGCGCACGGCCTGCCGGGGTTCCTGAACAACACGGACATCCCCGCCGCGAACGCCACGACCGGAAGCTGGACCGTGGCCACGGACCCGGACCTGATCCTCGGAGACATCAACGAGCTGATCACCGGGATCTGGGACACGTCGAAGACGATCGAGCTGGTCGACACGCTGCTGCTTCCGCCGACCCAGTTCGGGCTGATCGCGACGATGCCCCGCGGCACCGTGAACGACACGACGGTCATGGAGTTCGTGAAGAAGGCCAACGTGTACACGGTCCAGACCGGCCGCGAACTCGACATCCAGCCGCTGAACGAGCTCGCCGGGCTCGGCGCGGGGGCGACCGACCGGATGGTCGCGTACAAGCGCTCGCCGGAAGTGGTGACGTTCCACTTCCCGATGCCCCTCGAGTTCCTGCCGCCGCAGGCCAAGGGCCTCGGCTTCCTCGTCCCGGGTCAGTTCCGACTGTCGGGTGTCGAGGTTCGCTACCCGCTCGCCTGCGGCTTCTCGGACGGCATCTGAGCCCAAGGAGACGAATCGCCATGCCTCTCGTCGCGAACATGACTCGCACGCCGCGCGTTCTGCAGTTTCCTCCCGCGGAGGACGGGCGCAGGATCCGTGCTCGCGTGCTGCTTCGGCAGGGTGTGCCGGAGGAGGTTTCCGAGGCGGAGCTCGCATCGGTCCGGGAGAAGCCTGTGGTGCGGGCTTGGTTCGAGGCCGGCGTGCTCGCCGAGGTCGAACGGGAGCTGACCGACGCTTCCGGTGAAGAGGGCTCGGGCGGCGATCTGGCGGGCGTGGTGGGCGACGATCTGATCGAGAAGCTTGCGCTGATCGGCATCACGACCCGCGAGCAGCTGGCCGCTGCGGACGTGGAGTCGCTGACGGTGATCGAGGGAGTCGGGCCGGCTCGAGCGACCACGTTCATCGAGGCGGCGCAGGCAGCGCTCGGCGACGAGGGCTAGCAGAGACGGACGGCGGAGGCGCGCGACGCCACGTGCCGCCCGCCGCAGGGAGAGCGCGTGATCAGCGTCGAGGCGATCCAGAGGCGGTTCCCCGAGCTTCTCGACTACGAGGACTCGGCCGCGATCGATCTCCTGATCGTGACGATCGAGG